CATGCGGCAGGGGCCGGGCGGCCCTATCGCCCATGCCTACACCCCGCTCAAAACCAAGAGCGACGAAGCCATTGTACGGCACTATGCCCATGACGCGGTGCGTGAAAGCGGCTTGCTGCACGGCCCACTGGAATTGACCATGCATGTTGTGCGGACTTGTCCGGCGTCGTGGTCGCAGAAGAAAAAGGCCGCCGCCCACTGGATCACCGGCAAGCCCGATGCGGACAACTCCATCAAGCTCGCGGGCGACGCCATGAACGGAATCGTTTATGGCGATGACGCCCAGATTTCCTGTGTGTCGTTTCACCGGACCTATGGAGCAGAAAATTCTGTGCATATCACGGTAAGCGAACTCACATGAGAAGCAATATCACCCACGCGCAGAGTCATCCAAACACTGTCGCCCGCAAGGAAAGAACCGTGGCCCTCTTGCGCGGCCTGCAAAAGCGCGGCGGTATTGGCCCGCTCGGCAACATGAGGGGCCTTCCTGGCTGGCGATGGTCGCTCGCGCAAGGCGTGATCGCGACCGACAACAAACAGTGGTGGATAACTCCGCGCGGACTTTTCTGGCTGGAATGCTACGGCACATGAACGATCTACGGGACTTTGGTGCGATTCTGTGCGACCCGCCGTGGGCTTTCAAGACCTATTCCGGCAAGCATTCCACGCCACATCGCTGTGCCGAAGATCATTACACAACGATGCATCTTTCGGATCTGAAAGAGTTGCCAGTCGAAGACATGGCAGCGAAGAATTGCGCGCTCTTTATGTGGACGGTGGACTCGCATCTGCCGGATGGAATCGACCTCGCAAAAGCATGGGGATTCGATTACAAAACCGTTGCGTTCGTTTGGGAAAAGGGCCGGATCGGTATGGGCTATTGGACGCGAAAGCAGGCTGAAGTCTGCCTTATGTTCACACGTGGGAAGCCCGTTCGAATCTCCAAAGGTGTGCGACAAGTCATTCGTGAACCCCGCCGCGAGCACTCGCGCAAACCAGATTGCACCCACACCAGAATCGCGGCACTTGTCGGCGGGCCATATCTCGAACTATTTGCCAGGTCGCCTGTGGATGGTTGGACCGTATGGGGAAACGAGACAGACAAGTTCACGAATCTCTTTTCGGTTCCTGTGCAGAACTAGCCCGGTCCACAGCCACCCTCATTGCGATACCTTCCGAATGCGCGCACTGATTCGCGCGTCGAAGGGTGATTCCGCATGGCTGATGTTTGGTTCCGGTTCTACAATTCTGCCCGAAATAGTCGGAAAGTTTCCGGACTCAGTCCGATTTGCTTCCGATGTTGGGTGCTTCTTTTGACGATCGCCAGCGAAAAGAACGGCGACATTCCAAAGGACTTTGATGATCTTGCTTTCGAGCTGCGTATGGAACCAAAGCGGGTAAGACTCGCCGTGAAAGTCCTTGTGGACGTTGGCCTTTTGGTCGATTGCGAAACCTGCTTCCGCACACCGGACTGGAATGAGCGCCAGTTCAAATCCGACAGCTCAAAAGAGCGGGTAAGGGCCTTCAGGGAACGTCACAGAAACGTTACTGTAACGGCGCAAGAGACAGATACAGATACAGATACAGATACAGAGAAGAAGAAAGAAACCACAGTGCTTCGCACTGTGTCAAAGAAAGCGCGATCACAGATCGGCGACTGGATTCCGTCGCTCAAGGAACAAGAGGCTGCGAAGAACTACTGGCTGTCCAAAGGCCGCCCAGACATCAGCCTGTCAGAACAAGTTGACCAGTTCCGGGATCACCACCTAAAACTAGGTTCGCTGATGGCCGACTGGCCGGCCGCATGGCGAACGTGGTATCGAAACGCTCCGAAGATGACCAGGCAGGAACATGGACAGCGAAGCAAAGCCGATAGGCCAAGTGCTCACGACAAATTCTTTGAGGGCGGCCGAAGGCTACTTGACGGAGAATAGCTCAGCCGCCAAAGCCAAGGACGAAGCGATCGTTGCTTTGCTGTTTGAGCTGGCAACGCTTTACTGGCGTCCTGATTTCACGCCGGACCAAGCCAAGGTCGTGATTCGGCAATACCTGGAAGACCTCAGAGACTTTGCCGTGAAGGATATCGCACACGCTATCCGCACATACCGCAGGAACCCAGAATCCAAATTCTTCCCCCACCCCGGCGCTCTGCGCGGGATTCTAGAAACCCCGCCAGCATGGCATACACTCGGCAAGGCCAAATGGCTGGCAGACTGCCGCAGAGAATCCGCCGCCGAACTGGCAAAAAAAGAGGCGAGCCTGTTACGACTCGCCTCTCCAGACGGCAGGGAAGGGAAGAACCTTACCGCCTGAAACTCGCATTCATGTCTTCGGCGCGCGCTGACTCCGCTTCGGGTTCCTCATCGCAGAATCGCTGGAATAGCGGATGATCCAAGGTAACAAGCACACCGCCCTCTGATATTTCGATTCGATAGGGCCCCGGCCAGTCCACAGGATACGATCCGCAATAGATTTCCGCGAGCCAGTGCAAAGCCTGACACTCGGCGTCTTCGCCATCGTCGCCAGCATCTTCCGGCGTTCCTATCGTCATCCAGATAGGACCGATCTTGCGTTGCAGACGGAGTTGAATCATTTCGGCGGCTCCCAATCTGGAAATAGCAGTTTCGCTTGGCGGTCGAACTCTTGTGCTTCTCGCCTCTGCGCGGCGTTCGCGCGACACCCGGAAACCAGTGTACCTCGACAAAGCGCGCGTTTCATCCACGGTGCCCAATCCTTGACGTAAGGCGCAAAGTAGCAGGGCACGCCACCGATCACGATTCGATAATGGCTCTGGGCCCACGCGGTTTCTTTCCAGCCTTCGGACACCGGAATGAACGCGCGAGCTGCCAAGCTCTTGCGCAGCCACGTCTCGACGTTCTCACGCGGCTTGGCTTCCGGCTTGCGAATGACAGCCAGCACGACCGGCGGATTCAGTACCGCTTGGCGTTTGGCGTAGATTTCCGCGTGGCGCGATCGCACCGGATAGGCAAGAGCAACGGCGCTCATTTTAGCGCCTCGACGACTGGCGCGAATATCGCTGCAAATGCGTGTTCGGCCGGCAGGGCAACAGCATGAGCCGCAACCCAAGCACCAAACACGACAACGCAAGCGTAGAGCATGAGCGCCCTCACAACAGCACCCATGCGACAATCGCCGACACAGTCACAACCGACAACAGCGCCGGTCCGATGATGGCTGCGGCCTGGTATTGGAACTCGTTCGCCGCGATAGCAGCATCGGCCGCGCGTTCAATCATAATGCGCCTGCACTCTCGATCCGATGCAGCCCGGTTGTATTCGAGGTGTGTCATTGGCTTCACCTGTACCAGTAGGTCACGCCGTCAAACTCGGCGCTAGTGTAGTCCATCTGCAATTCCCGCGCGGCCTGTTCCCAATCTATGCAGTTGGCGGGCCACTTTGCATCGCCGGGAATGAGGTCAAGTTCTTCGGCCAATTCCTCGGCGTAGGCTTTGAAATAGGAATCCCGAACCATCGTCACGGGATACCAGTCGCCCCGCCATTGCTCGTCTCCGCCACTGCCCTTCGTCTCGTCAAGCAATTCTGAGAGCGCCTTAAACTCGGCCTCGTCGGCTCCGTCCCGGCTAGCGGCCTGCTCAAGTTCTTCAAAGCGCGCGATAGCGTCGCGCATGTCGAATACGTCATCGCTGTTTGTTGGTGGTTCACGCATGGTCTAGTTCCCTTCTCAATTCACTCGCCACAACGCACGATCCGGCTTGCCGGTCCACACATTCCCGCGAACGCGGTAAAGATCTGGTTAACGCGACGCCGTGTCATTTGATGGCAATCCGCGCCGTCCAGCAGTAAAACAAACCAACCAAAGCACCTACACTCTCTCCCTGCTCTGCTCGCTCCCGGAGCGGGGCAGTCGTGACGCTGCGTCATGGTCAGGTGAACGAGGCCGGTGATGGGGCGGCCTGGGTGATGGTCCCTCCCCCTTTCCCTTCTCTCTATGTCCACATTATCTGTGTGGTCTTTGCCGTTAACATCTTGACACTGCGTCATTCTTTTCCATCCTCTGCCCTCTTCTGCTGGCCCGAGGCGCGGCCGAAAAGACCGGGGGCGGTGCCGGCGGGGGGCCGCAATGCGGGGGCGTGTGGGTGAGGCTAGTCCCCTCTCTGTTTCGCTTTGCGGCGGGATTTCCGGAGTTTGACTGTCCCCGTGGGACATGCCATGCTGGCGGGGCGATGGGCGCTATCATCGAATGTCTGGGTTGCGGGTACGGGCACGACAATTTGTGGTCGTGCGAGCGGGCGCGTGTTGCCCGTGAGAGGGCGCCGTTTCCCGTTGCTGTGCCTGCTGTTTCCGGGGCGGCGGTGCTTCCTGTGGAAAACATTGCCGAAAAGACCGGGGGGCCGTCTGAGAGCATGGATGAGCTGCGCCTTCGGCTGGCGGCGACGGAACAGAAATTGGCGGAAATGCTGGGGAAACGCCGCAGCATGGAGCGCCGGAAGAAGGCGCGCCACCGGGCGAATGTGAAGGTCAAGTGCGGTCGTTGACAGTTTGTGGTGAGAAGGCCAATGCTTTGTGCGGGCGATTCGAATCTGATTCCGGGGTGTCGCAGACAGACTACGCCTAGGATTGGTTCCTGCGCCCTTGGTGTTGGGGCTCGCGGACTTTGCTTTCACGAAGGGGCTTTCATGGACACTGTGACGGGCGTGGTCGTTTTGCTGGCTCTGCTGTTCGTCGGGTTGGCGCTTTTGCTCGATGCGTGATCTAGAGAGCCGTATCCGTGCCGTTGTACGGCGACGCACGCCGAAAGGCTGGAAGGTTGTCGAAAAGCCCCACGCCGATTATCACGGCCGCGCAACAAGCGACCGGGTAATCGTTTGCCCGCGTCTCGACGAGCGCGACGCCCTGCTGATTTTTCTCCATGAAGTCGGCCATGTCGTTCTGGGCCATCTGGACGATCCGACTGTCCCGGACTGGAAAGCGGAATACGAAGCCGACCAATGGGCGATGAAAGCCATGCGGGCGGAAGGCGTTGCTGTACCGGAACGCGCCCGTGGAGTGCAGCGTCACATGGTCCGGTGCTACGTCGAAAAGGCGCAGGACAAAGACCCGGACCTGGAAATCGACGACGAAATCCTGCGCTATTGCTATCCTGATAACTGGAAGCTTGCCGCATGAGCTACACCGCAAGGGAAATGAATTGGGCACGCGATTTGTTTCTGGGCGCGCCGCCCCGCGCCATCTGCATCAGCTCCCGCCGCACCAATAACAATACAAGCTGGCACTGTACGGACGGCGCGGAATTTGAATCGTGCCGTGACGCGCTCGACCATCAAGAGGTGCTGGTTGCTGCGGGTAGCGCGCTGTGAAAAAGCAGTACGCCCCCTCCGGCAAGCGGATACTGACCCCGCCCAAAGGCAAGCCGCTTCCAGCCTCGTCGCGCAAGACCGCCAACCCGCCGCAGATCATTCTCGATCCAGGCCGCGATTATGGTCCGGCCATGGCGAAGCTGACCGACAACCGCAAACGGTATGTCATTGCCTATGTCGGCACGGGCGGGCGCTCGCCGAAACTGGCGGCAGAACTGGCAGGCATAGGAGGTACGCCGGAAAACGCCGCGTCCGAAGCCTGTCACCTGATGCGCAACGAACTGGTGCTCGAAGCGATCCGCGAGGAAACCGAGTTTCTGTTTCGCGGCGCCGTCATCCGTTCTGCGGACACGCTCCTGTCGCTGCTCGATGACGAAAGCGCGAAAATCCGGCTCGATGCAGCCAAGGAACTGCTGAACCGTGGCGGAATGATTATTTCGCAGCACATCACGGTCAAGCACGAACACACGCTGGAAGATTTGAGCGGCGATGAACTGATTGCGCGCCTCGTCGAACTGCGGGCGAAGAACAACCTGATCGAATACAAACCTACGCTTGACGTGTCTGGCCAGCCGGACAACGCCATTGCTGTGTTCAACAGCGACATGAATGAAGTACGCGAAAGTGAGCATACGGAAAACCGCATATCCGGCGAAGATGCGGAAAACCGTATATTGGACGGCGATTTCGTCGAACTACAGGAGGCGGCATGACGGCATGGGACTTGTGTCTGCTGGTGTTGTGGCTCGCGTTCGGCATAGTGCTTTGCGCTGTGATGCTGCCGTCATTCGCTCTCGGGTTTCTGTGGTGCGGCTGCGAAAACACGTTCCGCAGAGGCTACAGACTGTTCGATACATTCATTGACTGGAACCCATGAGCGCCCGCCCAAAAACCAAACCGGCGAACCGAAACTGAAAGAGGCCGCATGAACAAGAACAACACCCGCGACGCGCGCTGCGTGCGGCTGGGTTTTACGCAGCAGCAATGGGCCGAACTGGCGAAAATCGCCAAGGAAAATCGCCGTGCCATCAATGCGGAGATTGCCTTTCGCATCGAAGAATCGCTGCCTCGCGAGGGCGAGTGAGTACGTCGCTCCCGATTGTGTTGCACGGGTTCAAGACGTTTCTGCATGAGCGAGCGATTGAGCCTTCCCATGTCTCGATCACTCTCACATTCAAGACCCATGACGCTTACTGCCGGTGGGAATTATTCATGTGCGAGTGGATGGCGCAGATGCAGATAATTCCAAAATCGTATGAGCCGCCCCACCAGTTCACACTCATGGGTATTCCAATCAAGACCGAACTCGACACGTCGAAATGACAAAATCGCCGGACAGACAGGCATTGGAACTGGCGCGCATTGAAGCGGTGCTGGACCGTTTCGCCCGATTCGTACTGCGCCATAGCGAAGACAAGATGACTGTGCTTGTCGAAACGCGCCGCCTCGCGCACATGATCACGGGCAGACTGCCATGACAAAATCGCCGGACAGACAGACAGGCAAATCGGCCTTCATGGACGGCATGTGGGCGGCGTTTGTCGATTGGGCGTTCCGCATGGACGATATGCGCAAAGCGTTTGAATCGGAGACTGGCGAGGTGTTCCCGGCGCTGGCGGCCACCCCGCTCGATGCGATGATCGACAACGCTTGTGGTTTCGATCGAAAAACCGCGCTCAAAGTCTATTGTGAAAGATTCACCAATTGGGTGACGATCAATCATTGGGGTTACGAAGACGCGCCTGAGAAGTGGCGGAAAGCGCACCCACGTTGACCAAGCCCAAACAACCGGATCGCACAGCCCTACTTGAAGAAGCCAAGCTTCAAGAAGCTCTTGCCAAACGGCGGCGATTCTTCGCGCTGGATTTTTACAAACCGTACACCAAGCAAAAGCTCTTTCACGACTTCGGCGCAACCAAACACGAGCGCGCGCTGATCGCGGCCAACCGTTCGGGCAAGACGTGGTGCGCGGGCGCTGAAGTCGCCATGCACCTTTCGGGGCTTTATCCGAAATGGTGGGAAGGGCGGCGCTTTGCCGAACCGACGCGCTGGTGGGCGGCGGGCATGACCGGACTTGCGGTGCGCGATGTCTGTCAGAAAGTGTTGTTCGGTACGCCGAACGTGCTGGACGATCGCGGCACCGGCATGGTGCCGAAGTCTTCGGTAAATTGGGACAAGGGCACGACACTGGCCCACGGCTATGCGGGGCTCTACGACACCGTACAGGTCAAGCACAAATCCGGTGGTACATCGACCGTTCGTTTTATGACTTATGAGCAGGGACGGGAAAAATGGCAGGGAGAAACCCTTGACGGCGTGTGGTGCGATGAAGAACCGCCGATCGCTCTCTACTCGGAAGGGCTGACCCGCCTCGCTACTACCGGCGGGATCATGCTTTGCACCTTTACCCCGCTGATGGGCCGTACAAAGGTTGTCCACAGGTATCTTTCCGAACCGTCGGATGACCGCGCCTACGTAGGCATGACGATAGACGACGCAGAACACATCAGGCCGGAAGAGCGCGAACGCATTGTCGCGGGCTATCTTTCGCACGAACGAGCGGCGCGCGCACGCGGCGAACCGATGATGGGCTCGGGGCGCATTTTCGAGGTGGACGAAGAAGACCTGAAAGAGCCGTCCGTCAATCCGGTTCCGGCGCACTGGTTCAAACTCTGGGCGATCGACATTGGCACGGAGCACCCGTTCGCTGCCGTGCTGCTCGCGCACGACCGCGACGCCGATGTCGTCCATGTCCTGCACGCCTTCAAGATGCGGGAATCCAGACCGATAGATCATGCCTCCGCGATGAAGCCCTGGGGGAAGGAAATCCCCGTCGCATGGCCCCATGACGGTCATATCCGCGAGCGTGGAAGCGTCGAACCTGTGATGCGCCTCTACAAGGACGCTGGCCTGAAGACGCTTCCCAGCCATGCTGCATTCCCCGACGGGACGATTTCCACCGAAGCAGGAATCCGCGTGATGGACGACAGGATGCGTTCGGGCCGCTTCAAGGTGGCTTCGCATCTTTCCGAGTGGTTCGAGGAATACCGGCACTATCACCGGATTCCGAAGAACGACGGCTCATCCGAAATCGTCAAGCAGAACGACGACCTGTTGAGTGCGACCCGGATTGGATGCATGACGATCCGCTCCGCGCGTCGAGGCGCCGTCGGACAGGAACAGCGGCAAGGCTCAGACGTTTGCCGCGATGTTGATTTCGACGTACTGAGTTGCGCCGCTTGACCTGCTGAGTGCGAATCAGATTTGGTCGGGGCGCGATGAAAATTATCGACGCCCTTATTTGTGCCGCGCAGGAAGGCAAGTGCTTTTACTGCGGCGGCGAATTTCGCGGCCAGCGCGTTACAGAGCGTCGCAAGAGTCCCCGTCCCGACAAGTGGACGCGCGATCACCTCTTTCCGGTATCTCAGGGCGGGGGCAAACTGCGCAACATCGTTCTGGCGTGCGAAGCGTGCAACACCGGGAAGAAAGACCGCGCCCCCACAGAAAATGAGATTGTGCGTGCTGCGCGCGTCTTCGCTACCGTCGAACGGTTGCTGCGGTGCATGACGGGCGACGAATGGGATGCGCACCTACCGGCCTGTTTCAAGTGGCCCCGTGAAGAACTGCCGGCGCAATCGAAGCTGGCCGAAGAATTGTCGCGGCGCCTTGATGGGTGACAAAATCACTCCCGAAGAACGTGCTGCCATCCTCGCCTATGCGGGGAAGGTAACGCGCTGTCCCGATGGCGAAGCGCAGCACGCGACTCTGAGCTGGCACATCAGCCCCTATGATGTTTGGCTTTCGCAACAAGGCATTGCCGTTGTGCCGGACAAAACCTTTCAGGAAAAACGCGGGGGCCGAATCGGCAGGGAGTTCCGGTACAGCAACAGCCAGATCGTAGGCAGCCGGGGCGACCTTGTGGATCAACTATCAGCTGTTCTGAAGGCCGCTTGACGGCGAATCGCGAATCAGTCGTTGATGCGTGCGGGCAAAGGCGTAACGGATCATGTTTCACTTCGACTGTGATTTCGGGGCGTGTCTGTTCGGGGTGTTTTTCGACGGCGATTCGGTTTTCTACATTTGCTTCGGGCCGCTCTGTCTTTCGATCTGGCTTGGCGGCGACGATGACGAGGCGCTCGCATGAACTTCTGGCGCAGCCGCCCCGAAGCCATTGTGGTGGAAGAATCGCCGTCCCAGAACCGCGTCTATGTCTGTTCCAACGACATGATGGGGCGCCTCTCCCGCTATGAGCGCGACGAAAAAGGCAGACCAAGACTGACCCACGTGTACCAGCATCCGGTCATGCCGTGCATGTTTGTTGGGCGCGCGGTCGAACTGATGCGTCTTTCGCCAGCCGACGAGTGGAGAGTCGCTGTACCGGAAGAATCGCCGTCGCCAACCGCACCGAACGCAGCCGCAGCGAGGGCCGCATGAAAACCATCTACTGTCTTGTGCTCTCTGAATCCGAGTTCAAATGGCTGCGCGCCTGGATCAATGCGGGCGTTTCGCCGGAATCGGAAGGCGCCAGCGTTCTCCGAAAAATCGAACAACTCGCCGAAGACGACAGGCCAAAACCGCAAAGGGTGTTTCCATGACTTCCGCACTCGAAATCCTGCAAGCCGAACGCGATGCTGTTGAGACGGCGGTTTCTTCGCAGCTCTCCTATCTGGCGACACTGAAGACCGAGCTTGCCAAGACACTGAAAGCGCTGGCGGCAAACGAAGCCTTCCGCGACGAACTGCAAACCACGATCGAAAAGATCAACTGAACAGCCGGGGATAGCATAGGCAATGCGTCTGTCAGCTCCCAGAAGATGCAGGTTCCAATCCTGCTCCCCGGCGACCCTTTAGTGGAAGGTAATGGAGGGTAATGGATTGTACGCGCGTCCCCGTCCCGGCGAGTGGATCCCGGCCAAACAGAACGGCTATCTGTTCGAGTGCTGCCACTGTGCGCTTGTCCACAGATTTGATTTCATCGTGGTGAGCCGCTTCGGGCTATGGCTGAGCGCCTTTATCAATCTGTTGGGGGCGAAGGCGATGTTTCGCGCATATCGTGACGACCCCGCAACAGACGAAAGACGCAAGGTGCGAGATTCCGCTTGCGCCATGAATGAATTTTGAGTCAAGGTGCGCCCGCACGCGAGGGAATTGGCTCTCGCACGCAAGCGGAAAGGCTTGATCCATGAAAAGCTATAGCGATCTGAAAACCGCCGTCCAGAAAGCATCCTCGCCGGAACAGGCGGCAGGAACCTTCATCGACAGCGTATCCACCATCATTGAAACCAATCGCAGCGATCCGTCGGTGCTCAACGATTTCGTCCGCGATCTGCGCTCGAACAAGCAATCTCTGTTGCACACCATCACCGGCAAGCTCGGAAGTTAAGCCATAACCCCCAGCCCCGTCGAAGGGGCTACCTTGAGCGGCAAGTATCCTCCCCTGCCGCTCTTTTTTTTCACTTGACGGGAAAATTCGCCGCGCAGTAAACAAGGGCGCAACCACAACGCACGAAAGGGCTTCCGAAGGATACCTCGACGAAACCCTCCCAAGCGGGCCGGTCGGCGGCACAGCAAAAACCGGCCGGCCTGTTTCGTTCGCGGGTGTGAGACACGTGGCCCGCTCCAAACCTGACGCACCGTCATTGACATAAAACCGCGAATCAGTCGTTTTGGTACGGGCCACCCCTCTCGCGGCTCGATCTTCTATGGCTGGACAGACCGCTCTCGGTAGCTGGATCACCAATACCTTTGCTCCGCCTGCCGGGCCGCTGGCAAAGGCCATGTCGGGCTCGCAGACGCCGGACCCGAACAAGGGTCTGACTCCGGACGAAATCGCCGCCCGCAAAAAGAAGCTGATGGCCGCCGGTCAGAGTCAGGGCCCGATGTCGTCCTTTGGCGATTCCGTGATGGCGCTGCTCGGTTCGCATCGCTGATGGAACAGGATTTCGGCTGGATTGAAGGCTGGACCTGAGTCTGATGGCTGCGGAACGCACGCTTTCTGGTTACGGCGATTCCGGCGCGGCGAAAGTCGCGCAGACCGCACGCGAACTATCCATCGTTGACGAACGGCTGCGCAGTTTCGCGCAGAAGCAGGCATACAGAGGCCCGCGTGCGCTTCAATGGGAAGAGTCTGCCTCGCTGATGGCGCCGCAGTACAAAAACACCTTCTATTTCGGCAACTACAATTTCCCCGGCATCAAAAAGACCCAACTGCAAGTCGATTCCACCTGCCAGCTCGCCAACTGGAAATTCGGCGCCATCTGCGACGCAATGATGACCCCGTTCTCGTCCACCTGGGCGGTTCTGGCTTCGACCGATCCCAACATTCAGAAAGACCGCCAGTCCCGTCTCTATTTCGAGCGCGTTTCGCACATTCTCGCAGAAATGCGCAATGCGCCCAACGCCGCGTTTCGCCGGAACAATCAGGTCATCTGGCAGATGCTCGGCGCGTTCGGCAACGGCCCGCTGTTTGTGGACCGCGAAATCGACGCACGCGGAAACCCCGCCAGAGGCGTTCGCTATTCGGCAATCCCGCTCGGTCAGGTGTACATCGAGACAAACCATCAGGGCCGTGTCGTCGGATTCGACCGCTGGTTTCGGCTCACCGCGTTTCAGGCGTCCTGCGCGTTCGAGAAAATTCCCGAACAACTGCAAACCGCGCTGGAAAAGAACTCGCAGGCCCCGTTCGATTTTCTGCATTGCGTCTGCCCGAACAGCGAATACGAACCAGGCCGCAAAGACGCCGAGGCCATGCCGTTCCGCAGCTACTACATTTCGCTCACGACAAAACAACTGCTGACGCCAAAGGGCGCGGCCTCCAACATCGGCGGCTATCGTACATTCCCGCTGCCCTATGCGCGTTATCTGCAAAACCCCGAAGACCCGTATGCGGACGGTCCGGCGCAACTGATTCTCCCGGCGCTGAAAACCCTCAACGCCGAAAAGACGATGTATCTGAAGGTCGGCCACCGTACAGCCGACCCTATTCTGCTTGGCCCCGACGACGGCCTTGTCGATCCGTCGCTGCGCCCCGGCACCTACATGAAGGGCGGCATGGGCCCAGACGGCAAGCCGCTGGTTTCGCCGCTCGAATACGGCTCCATCCAGATCACCAAGGAAATGATGGACGAGGAACGCGCCATCATCGGCGAAGCGTTCCTGACCACGATTTTTTCCGCTCTGGTCGAAAATCCGCAGATGACCGCGACACAGGTTGTCGAACTCATCAACCAGAAGGGAATCTTTCTCGCCCCGATGGCGGGGTCGGTGGCACCGGAATATCTCGGCGCGATGATCGAACGCGAAGTTGACCTTGCGGACGACTTGATGCTGCTGCCGCCCATGCCGCCGCTTCTGCGCGAGGCAGGTGGACAGTACAAAGTCATCTATACCAGCCCCTTGTTCAAGGCGGCCCGTGCTGGCGATGCGGCAGGCTTTTTGCGCACGGTGGAATCCGCCCTCGAAGTCGCCGGCCAGACCGGCGATCCCTCGCACATGGACCCGTTCGCCTTCAAACGCGCATGGCCCGCGATTGCCGATATTCAGTCCGTCCCCGAATCGTGGATGGCAAGCCCCGACGAAATGGATGCGCTCGTACAGGCCCGCGCAAAAGCCAAGCAGCAGGAACAGGACGTACAGGCATTGCCCGCACAGGCCGCCATGCTGAAAGCGCAGGCCGTTGTTCAGAAAGCAGGCGGGCGGATCAATCAGCAGCCAGGCGGACAGCCGACCGCATGAGTCAACTGAACGAACGCCAAGAGTGGCTGAAGGCCGCTTATGAAAACACGCTGCAATTCCTCGACTGGCGCCGCCGCAGTTATCAACTGAAATTTCCCAACCGGGCGACGGACACGATCCTGATGGACCTCGCCCGTTTCTGTCATGTCAATGAGGATTGCCCGCACAGCGACCTCTACAAACTCGGCGAGTGGAACGGGATGCAGAAGGTGTTTCGTCGCATCCAGCGCCACTTGAATCTCACCACCGAAGAACTGTTCGAGTGCTATTCCGGCATTCGGCAGCAGAAGGAGAATCGATCTTGAGCGACGTTATGCGGCAGACATACCGAGAACTGAACGCCGACGAAAAAGAAAATCTGAAAGCGTTCAAAGACCTTGGGCAGCAGTTTTATATACATTGCGATGCACAGAACCCGTCGCGTGAAATTTCGATTGCCAAAACCAAGATTGAAGAAGCGGTCATGTGGGCCGTGAAACACATCACGAAATAAGGAGAAATCATGAGTCAGACAGGAACCGCCGCCGCCACTGGCGATACCGGCGCAGCAGCAGCACAGGCAGCGGCAGCAGCAGCCGCGACGGCACAGGCCGCAGCATCGAATGCGGCGCCATGGTTCGACACCATGAAGACCGATGCAGAGTTCG